CATCGAGTGCAGAGTAATCTTGCTCTACTAGCTGCTGAGTTGCTTTTCTTGCCATGAGAAAATTATCGGTCTAGAAGTAGGTTATAGATCTCATCAACACGCCCATTGAGTCTTTTAATTTCAGACAAAAGGTGTGTTATGACAAAGCCTGATAGACCACCCAGCGTTGCAAGGGTTGCGATGTAAAGGGTAAAGAAATCTGTTTGTGTCACTTTTTAACACCCATGGCAGGGTCGTTAGCATTGAGGTATCTCAATACTGGGGGCAGAATAGAAGCAACGCCTGCTGCAATAAGAGCTTTAGGATCTGAGACCCCAGCTGCTGCCATTGAGATAACTGCTACTAAAAAGGCTCTAGCCCAAGATCCTGCTGCTGTCTTTAGTTCATTCATTACTGGCTCCTAACATAGGTACTTGAAAAAAAGCCCCAGCATCGTCAGCTTCTTTCGCAAACGAGATGTGGCAGTGGTGGTTATGTTTGTTTGAGCCCTCGTACGGACGCCATGCCCAAGCCTTTTTGGCTGAGGCGATACGACCATCAAAGATAATGTAGGTAATTCTGCGTTCTTTTTTAGACTTGCATAAAAGACGAATCTGATCTGCAATATCTGGCATGAGGTCTGGCTTGCTCCGACCACTGACATCACGATCAATGTCGATGGCACGAACCCAGCCATTAGCATCGGGATTATGATCGCTAGGGCGAGCTGCGTGTCGGGTATCACCGATCCAGCCATCCGATGTGCGGTCACGACTTGGGAATGTATCATCGAACTGTTCCCTAAGTTGTTTCGCTGCTTTACTTAATTGGTACTTCATGGTGCAACAGGAAACACTGCTTCCTCAGCTACTCCACCTTGTGCAGGTAGATCGCGTAATGCCTGACGATAAGCAGCCCACTTCACTTTGTCTGTAGGTGCATCTGTGTGCATTGTCCAATCAGAAGCAGCCAATTTAGAGTTACGCCATAACTTAATCTGTTCCCATTTTTGCTCATTGGTTGCATCTGGGAATGCTGGATGAAATTGAAATGTCATTTTATGCCGCCTCGTAGGTTATTTTTATTGCTAAGTAATCGTTTGTTGTCCAAGTAAACGGAACTGTTGCAGCGATGCTTACTGATTCCTGTGCATAAGTTCCCGCTGCGCTAATTACACCAACATAAATTCCTGTGCCGCTTGGCGTACCTGCTACGCCTTCATAAGTTGCAGTGCCATAATCGCCAAGACTTACATTTGTGCTCATGATAGTATAACTGCCTATTTTTGCCGTTACAGGTAAATTGAAAGTTGGCGTTCCTGTTACCGCAGAAGTTGATCCTAAAGTAAACAAAATCTCCACAAAAACGGTTTTTCCAATTTGTTGGTAACGACTTGTTAAAGTGCCGTTCCCAACGGTAATTCCTCCTTGACTTGGTGTGTAAGCAGCCCACGGAAATTGGTCTGTTGCAGTTGTCCACTTTAATCCTGTGGCTTCTGCTGAATTAGCGACAAGCATTGTCGCGTTTGCACCAACTGCCAAGCGCGCTGGTGTGTCATTTGCGCTAGCTGCAACGATGTCACCTTTTGCGTCCACGATTGAATTTTGAATTGCGTTCGCGTCGTCAGTTGTCACCCAGGTAAAGTCCATATTTGTATTTGATGTTTTAGATAAGACTTGACCAGTTGTACCACCGAGCAGCTCTGCCATTGAAGTGTCAATAGCATTAACTGCTGTGCGGATAGCCAGTGCGCCATTTTTTACAAGGTCTCCGTTATCGGGTTCAGCCCAGCCATAATTCGGACTTGTTGCCATTTAGTTTAGTGCTCCTGTCGCGTTGTTCCAAGTTAGTATAGCATTTGTAGTTGCCCAAGTAATAGTAGGCGGGACTACTGTGTCCCAAGTTGTTGTAGATAATGAGAACTCTGTAGAGCTTATGTAAAGGGTCAAATCTACAAATGTAGGATTGGCTCTGAGTGCAACATTCTCAACAAAGCCCTCAAAGGTTCCCCCTAAAAGGTTGCTAGGCAAATTGTTGATAAGAACAGGCATACCAAAAAACACACCAATAAGACTGTTAAGCATGGCAGTCGGCATGTCTGGATTATCAAGTCTAAAAGTAATGGCTTCAAGTGAGCCTTTAGGAGTAGATCTAAGTCTTAACTCTCTAGTGCCAATATCAGTGATATCAACTAGGTTTTTAATGTTTGAATCTGTGGACTTCTCGTAGAGTCCATAAGTTGCTATTGAGTCTGTACTAGAAGTGCTGTAGGTCGAGCCGTAAGCTGTGGAGTACCTATAGATAAGACTGTTACGCAATCGACCAATCTGAGTTGTGGATTTAATTGTACTAGGCGTGGCAAAACCACCATCTAAAAAGACATAACCATTAGCAGCAAGGTAGTTGGATCTGTGATCCGCATCGTCATAATTGACAAAGCCATCCTTGCCCTCGCTGACCTGACCAAGTGCGCTGTTAGCAATCTGATCCACTAGGCTCTGAGATTTAGTAGTTGCACTAGCTGCTACTGGAATCATGGTGTAGAAGCCAGAGTCCACTGTGCCTAGATAGGTCTCAGCGGTATTCCAAGTAGTCGTAGGTGTATAGGTTGCCCAAGTATCTGTAGGGGTTACTTCATCCCATGAGAACTGTAGATCCTCGCCTAGAATTGCGCCTATCTGCGCGCCATCCAATCCTTCTACTAAAGCTGTGTTATAGACAGCCTTACTTAGTTTAGATAAGGCTCCTACTCCTAGAATAGTGCCGTAGGTAATAAAGCCTGCTTCATCTGGGCTTTTAACCCCAATGTTGAAGTCTGATACTTCTCCGCTAAATAATGTGACGTAAGTCCCACTGCCGTTTTTGACTTCTAAAAGAACTGTCTCTGTAATATTGACAGTGAAGGGCGCGCCAGTAGTGTTCATGATCTCTAACTGGCAATAACCCGCTGTGGGTTGGCGATCAATGTCTGTACGACCAGATGCAAAAGAAACAGAGGTTACAGTGGTATAAACATCATCGCCTACAGTGACGCGCCATTCAGGGAGCCAAGTCATTAACTAGCTCGCAAGGTTCCGCGATCAACCGCGTTTCTAACAATGTCTGTAATTACTTCAGCAGCAGAATTGGGATCCCCAACTATTCCAAAATTATTAACAACATTTAAAACAGTAGTGCCATTGTTTGTGTCTGCCCCTGGGAAGCCGCTAGAAGCATAATTACCAGCATTAGAAGCACCTCCTAGACTTCCACCCGCACCAGCAACTACAGGCACAAAACTGCCTGTAGCAAGAAGATCATTGACTTCTGCGCTTGTTAGCAGCTTCTTTACTGCCGTTGCTGTTGCTGCGCCAGTAAGGGTGTTTGTTGGAGCCATAGAAGGAACGACTATCTTTTGCAGCAAATCAATAGCATCTTTTAAGTTTTGCAAATTGATTAGATCTGCTGGAAGCAGTGTTTTTAGGATTTTCTCAATATCGAGCATCTTTAACTCTTGATTGGTCAAAGCACCAAGTATTTTTAGATCTTCGTTTAGTTTAGCGGTTGCGGCGATAATTGCCTTTTCATCCTTAGCGGCAATGGCATCTTCTAACGCCGCAATGTCTTGCTTGACCTTTAAGCGGGCAATGTCGTTTGTGATCATCAAGGCTTGGGATTGGCTAGTTGCCTTGCCCAATAGTTCTGCTTGGTTGATCATCGCTGCATTGAGCTGAATCTTATCTATATCAAAGACATCGGTTGCCTTGCCAAGTGCAAGGTTAGCTTTATCAATGGCGGCTGCTAGTCGCTTGTCTTTTAGAATCTTAGCCTGTGCCGCAGCCTGATCCTTAATCAATTTGGCAAGTGCCTTAGCGCGAGCGATGGCATCCTTTTCTGCTTTAGCTCTTAGTTGATCTTGCTTAATCTGTTCAGCAGTCTTTAATACAGTTCCCGCCCCAAGAGAATTTGTGCTAGGAGTAGAAGGGAAGGTTTTGCCTTTCTTCTTCATAAAACCAGAAGGATCTCCCTCAACAATTAAATTAACTAAAGGAGAAGTGTTTTCGACAAACCAAGCCAAACCTTTAGAAGCAAGATCTAAAGGAGTGTTGATAGTCTTAATGACCTTAGAAAGGTTTGCGGACAGTTGAGCAGCGTTTTCAGCAGCTGTAAGCATTGTGTCTGCTAATTCTTCAACAGTGGTATCACCAGAAAGAATCATTAAAGAATCAATAATTCCTTGACCTAATACTTCTTTGGCTTGATTACCAGCCTCGGTTAAGATTAAAAGTTGTCCAGAATAAGTCTTAGCGGCTTCTTTACCTGCTCCATTAAAGTTTTTATTTAACTTTGTTTGTATTTTATCAAAATCGCTTGCAGCTAGTTCTGCCTTAGTAAGTCCTGTATTGTACTTACTTAATACTTTTGTGTTTCCAAGATAAGCCTGTGAAAGGGCTTTAGCCACATCGGTAACATCTAATGTCAATGCGGAAGATGTATCTATTGCAGTATTAAATATATCTTGAGCTTTTGATGCTGACCCTGTAGCACTAAGTAAGGCTTGCATTGCGGGTACTGCTTGACCCCCAGTTATGCCATAAAGTCTGCCAATCTTATCAATGTAAGCATCGATTGCTGGCTGGTCAAATGCTAGACCTAGGTTCTTAACTGTGTTGGCTAAAACAGTGCCTTCTCGTTCTGCATCCATAAACGCACGAACTGATTGCTTGCCAAACTGAACTACAGCAGCTGTTGAAAAGGCAACCCCAAAAGCCTTACCTAAGTTTTTAACATTACGAGTAAGAGACTCTGTAGCATTTTCTGCTTGCTTAAAAGCCTTTTTGCCAGTGAACTCAGCGGCGAGGGTAACTAAAATATTGCTCATGCTGATTCCTTAACACTGCTGACAGTTGCTCTTTTATTAAACTTTTCGTTGGCATTATCAATAGCCTTAAAGATAGCCGCTGTCTGCTTACCCTCATCTTGTTCATAGGCACGGAATAACAAACGACCACGCATATCTTGACCTTCGCGCTTACGACCATACAGAGCACCTTGCTGCACAAACCTAGCACCTGCCTGTGGATTATTTGATTTGCTTTTTGGATCGCCTGATGGATTTTTACGACCAGCAGTTTCATAGATTGCACCAGCTGCTGAGTTATTACGAATGCGGAATAGAGACCTAAATCCCTTTGAGTTAGGTTTGCCATAGCCTGTGCGATAAACAATGCCGCGCTTAATTTCAGTCGCGTTATAAAGAGGGAAAAACCGTACTCTTTCGCCTTCAGGTGCAAACGTTCTAAACATAGAGTTCTTAGCAGTCAATTTACGATTAGGATTGAACTCCCAATTGTAAAGACCAGCTGGAGCCTTATTAGGTACAAACCCTCTAGCATCCTTTTGAATAACCTTTAAAGACTTTGTAATCTCAGCAGTTAGTTCTTTAGCCAGATCTGGAGCATAGGCATTAAGAGCCTTGCGGAGTGCGATTACGCCCGTTACGCTTACTGGCATTCTCTATCTCCCTTGCTTCATCTTTGAGACCCTGCAACAAGGCTTGGAGCATTATTGGGTCTAACTCAAGTAACTGCTGTGGCGGGATTTGCAACCTAATGCTCAGTCGAGCGATTAGATAGGTGAAAGGCAAATCTCGCTTTAAGCTAAAGGGTCGGAGTCCATTACCTCAACACCTTTTAGAGTGCCGATGAATGTTTCCAACCTTGCATCTACTGGCTCACCTAGCCGCTTACAAACTTCATGAGACAAAAAGTACACTTGGGTCTGCATTTCTTCTTCTCGAAATGCTTTGTGGAAGCCCATCTTGTAGTGCTGTTCGAAAATATATTCGATGAGAGGTGTGATCTCTCCTTGCACTACTTTTCCATCTGTAAATGTAATTTTTAACTGTGCCATGATTTGCCCCTTTGTTAGTTGTTTAGAATGTACCTGTAGTTGCTACTGTGATTGCGCCTGAGACCTGAAAAGTCAAGCTCTGTACTCCGAGATCAGCAACAGCTCCTGCAATTGGAGTAATTGAATCAACCAAGATTAAACCGCTATAGAAAGGGTTGCTTGCTGATCCAGCTGCTGAACCGTTTAATGCACACTTAAAGTAAGCGTTTGACTTAAATAGTGTGTTCATTGTCTGTAGTACAGCACTTGTTGCATCATCATTGATCAGTTCAACGGTAATGCTGTTATTTTCCAGACCAGTAATATAACGATGACCTGTATCATTCATCGCAGTGGTCTCAATTTGATCTGCTGATCGTGTCAATGTAAAACTTGTTACATACGCGCTAAGATCGATTGAGGCAGGGTCTGTTGTGCCTACTTTAAATCCAACCTTATTTACTATTCCCTGTGCCATGATTATTCCTCATCTTTCTTAGTGACTGGTTTTGGTGCTGGTACTGATGCAGCCTGCCCGATTTTTACGAGCCATTCCGCATTTGCTTTATCGTTATCTATATCGGACATATTAACTCCAACTCGTTAGGATGCTTACGGACATCTCGCAGCTGAGCAAATCTCCGCTTGCAGCATTGAGAACACTAGGTGCGCTTATTGCGCTTACATTATAGGTGAAAGAAGATGCAGAAAGCAGGTTAAACACTCTAACTACAAAATCTTCTATGCCATTCAAATTACCTTCATTGTCAAATAAAGGACATGTGATGATCAGCTTGAAGTTGGCAAAAGGACTAATCGAAATCTGTGAGTTATTGTTTGGAGTCAGGTATGGATTATCTGGACTAACAATAACTGAATTTGCGAGCACAACTGGTGGCGGAAAAGCAAAAGTTTGCCAGCGTGTGTTATCTACTAATGCAGTTGCTAAAGTAGTTCTAAGAGTAGTTATTGCAGGTGTTGGCATTTAGCCCACCATGCTGCGCGGATCGAGTGCATGGGCAATCATGCCCCGTATTTTGGCGAGTAATTGCGCCGACATTTTATACGGGGATGGCTGGAAATCGACAAGGTTAGAACCTGAAAGGGTAGCGGTTCTTGCTTGCCAGATATCAACGCTGATCATAAGAGCAGCGTTTTGTACAGCTTCGTCTAATGTCCAGTCTGTGTAAGACTCTGGTGCAACAGTGCCATAAGGTTCAATTGGGTGATACTGCACAGTAGTAGTGTGAGTAGTTGCCATGCTAATTGAATAATCGCCAACTTTTGTAATTGTTTTAGTGCCTGCATATTTTGTACCACAATTTGAAATGGTTACAGATTGTCCAACATAAAAAATGTTTTGAACTGGGATATCAAAGTAAAGAGTCCCGACACTAGGTACATTGCTATGAGCGATTGCGTATTGATTAGGAGTCCAGAGCATTGGAATAAGCACTGCATCAGTTGCATCACATACGGATTGAAGGGTCGCGTCACTGTACAATGTGCCAACTCCAAGTGTGCTACGGAGTTCTGCGACTGTTGTTAGTGACATTCCCATTCCTTTCTTAAGACTCTGGGGATCAGAGGGCTACTGATCCCCAGAGCGACTTAGAGTGTTGCTATTTTTTAGAGATTGAATTTACGAATTGCAAGTGGATTCTTAATTGCAATTGCAAGATAACCATAAACAGCAATTTCAACCTGTCCTGAACCTAGAACTTGAACCTGCAAGCGAGTTGTAGGTGATTCGTAAGTTGTGTATGACTCTGGTGAAACAATGTATGAAGAGTTATCGATAAGACCAGATACTCCGATATTTGGGTCAACAAATAAATTCAATCCAAGAATTGAGCCAGTTAAAGCTGTAGGGGCTACTGCGCCTGAAGCATTTGCTGGCTGAGCAGCAGTGTAAAGAGCACGACCTGTTGAATCAGCAAATCCCATGAGTGCTGCCCATGTGTCTGTTGATGCAATCATGTTGCGAGCAAACTGACCAGTGCCCTTGTATGCAGCAGCGGTTTCTGTCGATACGAATGATTGGTATCCAGCTTTATCAGCTGTGACAACTGCTGTTCCCACTGTACCGCCTGCAAGAAGTGCTGCAATTACTGCTGAATCTGTTGCGTTAGCGTATGCATTTGAAAGATTCTTAATCATTTCGTCATAGAACAAAGGAGCTGATCTGTCAAGGAGCTCCCAGCTCACAAATTGACGACCTGCGAACTTGTTAATATCCACTGTAAGATAATCAGAAGTCATGCCGACTGATGTAACAGCAGCACCTTCATTTACATCTGCAACTGAACCATTGCCAGTAACGCGAGGAATTGTAAAACTAAGACCACTTGACGGAAGAACGCCACGAGAACCTGCTTCGATTGCAGCGCGTGATGTAACTTGATTAGTAATAAATTCGTTCATGTGCAAAGGCAAAGTTAAACCTGTGTTTGTAGTTGTTGAATCGTCAGCTGCGCGAACAATGCGTAGTGATTCTTCTGAACCTGTTGCTGCCTTGATTGTGTGCTCCAAGTATTGACCTGAAGTAATTGGTGCAATGCGCTCGCGCACATTTGTCACAGTCACAGTTGGTCGAGCAGCTTCAACCGCTGCTGCCTCTACTGGTGCTGCAACTGTCTCTGGAGTATTCTCCACAGCTGTCTCGCTTTCTGTTGGTTGGGTTTCTTCGACTACTGCTTCTGGAATTTCTTCCTCAGAAGCGGCAATATCAGTAACTTGAGCAGACTTAAATGCTGGCTCCGTTACTAAACTTACTTCCATAAGACGGGCAGCAGTTACATGCATAACCCCACTCTTACGACTTGACTTTAGAACTTCGACACCAACTGACAGACCTGAAGTCAGTCCCTCAGATGCCGTAATTAGTGCATCGTTACCGCGTGTCGATGCACTAATTTTAAAGCTGGCATAAATACCTTCGCCTTCTACATCGTTAAAGAATTGTGCCTTACCTAAAGGCTCTTTAGTGTTGTGCTGGTTAAGCAATTTAATACTCTTTGGATCTTCTGGAAGTTGGATGCTTCCCTTTTCAAATACAACTGCGCCTGCTGAGGTTGAGCCGACTTCGCCCGTTCCCATTGGCACAATTTTGCCAGAGATAATTCTCTTAGCAGTATCAGCAGTTAAATCCGCTGAGAATGTGAGGATGTTTTCCATTAGCTCATGCCTTCGCTTCCATTAGGTGTTAGGTCTGTCATTTCCATCGCTTGCTCTACAGTAATAAGTCCTAGAGCTAGTAACTTTTCAATTACAAGTAATTCATCCATTGGATTAGCACGCAAGAATGATGCGTCTAAATCAAAGCGAACTTCATTACCATTTGCAGTTATGTCATTCATTGATAAACGATCTTCTATCGCACAGATGAAAGGTTGCAAAGTTAGCGAGACAAATTGTTTTCTAGAATCTAACAAATTACTGTAGGTCATTGAATTGTTTGCGTCAGCAGATAAATAAAATGCATCGACATTGCAAAGACGTGCAATTTGTGTTGCATAGTCTTGTTTTGCTTCGTTATACATCATGTCTTTAGGAGAAAACGATGTAGCGTTGTAACTAAGAGTAGAAGTCAAATAAGCAGTTGCTCGATTGGCTCTAGCCGTTTTCCAAGCTGCTAATAATCCTTGAACTTCTTTAGGATCTAGGTCAGCTCCCGAATTGGAAATATATCCAGAAGGCATAGGGGTTGCGGCGGCTATTGCGCTGGCAGTTTCTAAATCTAAAGCTGCTCTTAATACTTGACCACCAGTAGTTAAGATTCCATCGCTTAATGCTTGGAATGTAACCATATCTTCATTAGAAACTTCTTTACGATCTACATAATAAGATTCAACAGTTAAAGCATCTGGAGAGTATTTTGGAGTTACACGATAGTTAGGCAACCATTCAAATGAGGCAGGTCTGCCATCTTCCTGGTAGCGAGATTTTATTAACCAGTAACTTACCCCATAAAATAGCAATGATTCGCATGTGTATGAAATAGTAACCGAACGCGGTTGATTAAAACAAGGTTGATCCATCCAAACTGGCTTGCCTAATTCTTCTCCAGTTGATTTGCGATACAACTCTAAAGGCATAGAAGCTACTGTGTTGCAAATAAGATTTCTAGCGCGAACAAGGCTTGGGATACCAAGTGCCATGTTACGATCAATGTTGGCAAAGCCAGAGAACATGTATGGATCGCCAAGATTTTGAGGGGCATATTGCGCTACGACAGTCGGCTTAGATTCCTTTGGTACTGCTCGCGTAAATATACCCATAGTCATAAAGTGTAGCATTTGTCAAGTAATTAGACAACACGCCACGAACTGTCTAAACCACAATCTGAGGTTTAGGTGTTGGGAGCATTAACTTGCTTACCACCATTGCCAATCCAATTGGGGCTGAAATATCTCCTGCCGATTTGCGCCTAATCAATCTCCAAGAGGAATCGTTGGTTTTTGCAGCTGTGTTTGTAAATTGTTCAATCAAATCTTTCTGGCCATTATGAACGACTCGGAGATTAGTCATACCTTCCAAGAGGTCTCCACAGGCTTTGTAGAATTGCTGCCCTGAAACATCTTCCACAACAACACCACTTTGAGCAAGCCTGTCAGCGATAGTTTGAGTCGCGTAACGATCAAAGCAGACTATTCGAGGTCTGTACAAATCACACCAGCCTTTTATAGCTGCCGCCATCTTTAATTCATCGATTGCTATGTTAGAGCTAAAGGTTTCAAGGATGCCGATGCCAATTCGTCCATCGGCAAGCAATTGGCCAGCAACAAGCGACCCATTTTTTCTGCTCGGACTTACATCAAAGCCAAATACTGTATATGCCCCCACAGACATCTCAAGAGTGCTATCTGAGCTGTTTTCTAAAACCTCAGTACTGAAGGGGCAGCTCAGACTAGTTATCCATTGACAAAGGGTCTCGGTTCTTGCAGCGTCCTGAGTGGATGTTGCAATCGTTTCCTCGATAGCCTCTTCTGTAATTAAATACCCAAGCGAAGGATTAGCCATTGCCCAAGCTTTACGATCCCAGATGTCACAGAAGTCAGGAGCTGAGTATTCGTAATAACCTAAAGACTTAGGCGGGTAATGCTTGCAAGATTCGTGTAAATCGTTGAGCACTTTTGAGAAGGCATCGCCAGCATTGCTAGTAAATAGCCGCTGGGAATTTACCCTGGCTAAGGTTACGCTTTTAGCAGCGTCCATTGCGGCTTCTGATACCTCACGGAGCTCATCAAT